GCGCAGCCGTTCGGCATACGGCCATTGACGCGTTCGAGAAGTACCTTGTGGAGGAACTGGCCACTTGCGTATTAGAGCAGATCGCTTATGAGCTTGTGAATGGCCAAGGTTCCGAAGAAGGTGAAGGCCTGGGAGTGCTGGCAGGTGTAACCTGGACGACAGACAACAGCGTAAGATATGAGGACGCTCCAGCTTATACCGACTTCGCCAAGATGATGGGCCTTCTGAAGCGCGGTTATGGCCGAAATGCGAAGTGGGCCATGAACAACAGCACCCTGTATAACACCGTTTATTCTCTAACCGACCAGAACGATAGACCCATTTTCGTACCAGACCCAAGGAATGACGAAGTGGGCCGCATCCTGGGCCGTGAGGTGATCGTTGATGATTACCTAGAGGATGGCGTTGTGCTGCTGGGCGACTGGAAGTACATGGGCTGGAACCTGGCTAACGGCATTATGATTGAAGTTAGCAGGGAAAGCAGCTTCAAGAGCGGCCTGATTGACTTCCGCGCTTTAGCTATTGCCGACACCCAGGTTCTAGTACCAGAAGCGTTTGTGCAGTTGGCTGAAGGTGTGCAAGCCTAAACAATAACCGAAGGGGAGCCGAACTGACTTCGGTTCCCTTTTTCCCATAAGGAGCTGATGAAATGAGTTGGCCCGACAAAAAAATAGAGGTTTACAGTATGATGTCGGCATCGCAACCGGTGGGGGTGGAAGATAGATTGATTTTAACGATTGAGGAAGCGCGGGAAGCATTACGGATAGACGGAGAGGACAACGACACGATTATAATTTCGCTTGTGCGGGCCATTCCTGCCTATTTGCAGATAACAACAGGGCGCAGTTGGATAGAAGAATATAATCCACTTGCAAAGGTGGCAGCCAAGTTTATCCTGCAGCTGTGGTATTACCCGCAGAGTGAGGACGCTGTGAGGATACAGCGCACCATTGACACCCTTCTAATGACGCTGGCAGCAGAGGCCAGGAGCATGGGCTAATGGCACAGGACTTCGCAGCGGCCTTCTATACCAGCGAAGCGTGGATTAAGTGCAGGGATGGTTATTTGAAAAGCCAGAACTATGTTTGTGAGCGGTGCGGCGGCGTGGCCGTGATATGCCACCACAAGGAGCCATTAACGCCAGCGAACATTAACGACCCAGAGGTTACGCTTAATTGGAGCCTGCTGCAGGCATTGTGCCAGGAGTGCCACAACAGGGAGCACTTCACCACTTCACCGACGCGGGAAGGTTTGGCCTTCGATGAAGAAGGGAACCTTGTGCAGCTACCCCCCCATGCTGAAGAAAAAGCCAGCTAGTGGGGAACCGGTGGCGGGGCTTTTCTTTTCCTCCACGGGGGAACTTATATTGGGCGAGGGTGTAAACATTGTAAACATAGGGGTTGATACCATGGCCAAAATTCCATATAAGCAGCTAAGTAAAGAGCTGAAGCGGCTTAAAAAGATATTGGGGGAGATACCCGAAGATAGGCGGCCAATAGCAGAGAGCCTGTTTGATGAGCTTGCTTTTATGGATCAGACAATGCAGAAGCTAAGGGAACAGGTGAACGCGGACGGGCCTATCAGCCTATTCAAGCAGGGCAAGCAGGAATTCCTGCGGGAGCACCCTGCTTTAACGGCCTACAACAAAACCATTCAACGGTACAACCAGACCCTGAAGCAGCTTATTGATCTGCTGCCAAAAGCAGGCGGCCAGGGGGACGCTGATCCGCTACTGGAATTCATTAAAGGCGGCGAATAGATTGAACTATGTGCTGGAGTATTGGCAGGCCATAGAAGCGGGGCAGGTAGTAGTTTCCCGAAGGGTGCGGCAGATATACGAACGACTGACACGGGAAATAGAAAACCCTGGCCGATACGTCTTTGACCTGGAGAAGGCCAGCAAGCCCATTCGGTTCATTGAAACCTTCTGCCGCCATAGTAAAGGGGAATGGGCAGGGCGGCCTGTAAAGCTGGAGCTATTCCAGAAGGCGTTTATTGCGGCCCTGTTCGGATTCGTTGACAGGGACACGGGGCTGCGCAGGTTCCGTGAAGCGATGTTCTATTGCGGAAGGAAGAACGGGAAAACGGTTCTAATGAGCAGCCTGGCCTTATACATGATGATGGCCGATGGAGAAGGCGGCGCAGAGGTTTACAGTTTGGCCAGCAAGCGCGACCAGGCGGCCATTCTATTCGATGAGGCCCATAACATGATTAAGCAGAGCAAGCACCTGGCCCGACACGTTCGCAAGCGCAAGAGTGATCTTTATTTTGAGCCTACCATGAGCCTGTTTAAGCCGCTGGCCAAGAACAGCAACACCCTGGATGGCCTTAATGCCCATTGTGTGATTATAGATGAGCTGCACAGCATTCAAGACCGTAACCTGTACGATGTGATGAAGCAGAGCCAGAGCGCACGGCAGCAGCCGCTGCTGATTACTATAACCACCGCAGGAACCGTTAGGGAGGCCATATTTGACGACCTTTACAGCTATGCCTGCCAAGTGGTGGACGGGACATTTGAGGACGACAGTTTCCTGCCTGTCCTGTACGAACTGGACAGCAGGGACGAATGGACAGACCCCAGCGCATGGCCTAAAGCTAACCCTGGCCTGGGGGTAATTAAGCGTATTGACGACCTGGAGCTGAAAGTGGAGCGGGCCAAGAACAACCCTAATGAGCGCAGCGGCGTACTAACCAAGGAATTCAACGTTAGGGAAACTACGCATAACGCATGGCTAACCTTCGAGCAGCTGAACAACGAGGAAACCTTTGACCTGGAGAACTTCCGCGGCTTTTACGCCATAGGTGGAGCCGACCTGTCCAAGGTAGGCGATCTAACCTGCGCCACTTTGCTTATGCTAGACCCCAAGACAGAAAAGCGGTTTGTTACGCAGATGTACTGGCTGCCCAAAGAGGGGTTCACAGAGCGCGTGGAGCAGGACAAGGTTCCTTTTGATGTATGGCATACCAGAGGCCTGCTGCGTTTGTGTGAAGGCAACACGATTAATTATAGCGATGTTACTTCGTGGTTCCTAGAGATGATGGAAAAGTACAGCATAACGCCACTATGGATTTATTTTGATGCCTGGAGTGCCACCTATTGGCGGCAAGAGATGGAGGCCGAAGGCTTTAAGATGGTTCCTGTTCGCCAGGGAGCCAAGACATTAAGCCTTCCCATGCAGCAGCTGGGCGCAGACCTTGCGGCCAAGAAGGTAAACTACAACAATCACCCGATCCTAAAGTGGTGTTTGTCCAATACAGGCGTTGTGGAGGACAGGAACGGCAATATTGTGCCAGCAAAGGCGCAGACAGCCAAGCAGAAGATTGACGGAACAGCAAGCCTTTTGAACGCTTATGTGGGGCTAATGGAGCGTTACCAAGAATATCTGAACGCATTATAAGGAGGGGCGAAATATGCCTAAAACGATAACCGGCAGCCGGCGTGGAAAATTCCGCATGAAGGACAAGAAAATAACCATTTGGGGAGCCACTTATGGCAGAGATGAATGGGGAAACCAAGTGGAAATACCGGGGCCGATACCAGGCGGCGAAAATATTTGGGCCTATGTGCGCCATGCCAGCGGCAGCGAATACTATGGAGCTGCGGGGGTGCAGCAGAAGGTGGAGATGATATTTGAAATAAATTGGCGGGATGATATTACACCCAAGAACTGGATCGTGTATAAGGGCAAGGAGTACAACATAACCAGAATCGATGACTATGAGGGATACAAGGATACCCTGCGAATTTACGCATACGCCAGGGAATAGTGCAGGGAAAAGGGGTGGCCTGCAGAATGTTTACCCTGTAAACAAGGGGTGAGAATGAAGTGGAAGGAGAAAAGGGAAACTGGGCCAAGCATGGCCTGCCCGATGGATGGACACGGGCCACCTTTATTGTTCGCCAGGACTTGCTGGAGAAGCTGAAAGATCATGCCTGGACGGAGCGAATGACCCTCAAAGAGGCCGTGGAGCAGATGATGGCTGAATATTTGGCAGACAAAAACCCGCTGCAGCGCAGAAAGTGA